TGAATTATGCTATGTAAAGGATGCAGAGGGGAATTTATTAAGGGATAGTGACGAAAACCATATTTTCAGATACCCTACACTTGCAAAGATATACCGTTTAATTTATAATCAGATAGGTGCTAATCCCTTTATTGATAACTACGAGCAAGACGGTTTAAGAGTTATAAGGGATATTTACATTGAAGAAGAATACGAGTATCAGGGCAAGACATACAAAGGGCAAAAGTTTGTAAATGTTAGTGCAAGTATTAAAGGAACTGATAATTTACCGATTAAAATAAGAGTTATAATACATATAAGGCTTTTACGTTTATTGCGTAAAGGTCTTTCAATTAAGGAGGCGTTATGTCGATTAAATGGCTTATTGAAAAACGAAACATTGACGAATTAAAAGGGTATGAAAAGAACCCGAGAAAGTTTACAGACAAAGGATTAAAAGACTTGAAAAAGTCGTTAGAGAATTGCGGAGATGCTAATATAATAACAATTAACAAAGACAATACTGTATTAGGCGGACACGCAAGATTAACCGTTATGAAACAATTAGGATATAAAGAAGTTGATGTAAAAGTTCCTGATAGATTATTGAATGATAAAGAATGTCAAGAAATTGTAATCAGACTTAATGCAAATACGGCAGGCGAATGGGATTTTGAAAAGTTACAGGCAGATTTTGACACCGAAGAATTAGAGGATTGGGGGTTAGATGTTGATTTTGAAATAGAGGAAGAAGAAAAAGAAGTTATTGAGGATGAAGTACCTGAAGAAGTTGAAACAAAATGTAAATTAGGTGATATATGGCAACTCGGCGAACACCGTTTAATGTGTGGCGATAGCACAAAGGTTGATGATGTTGAAAAGTTGATGAACGGCGAAAAAGCGGATTTATTTTTGACTGACCCGCCTTATAACGTAGATTATAGTGCAAAAAATAATTTTTTAAATAAGTACGATAAAGGAAACAAAATTCAAAAGGCAATAGAAAACGATAAAAAAACGGCTAAAGAGTTTTTTCATTTTTTGTTTGAGGTTTTTAAAAATGCTTATTCTTTTCTAAAAAATGGAGCAAGTTTTTATGTTTTTTATCCGAATGCAGAATACACAAATTTTCATAACGCTTTAAATGAAAGTGCATTAATTGTTCATCAATATTTAGTTTGGTGTAAAAATAATCACGTTTTAGGAATGAATGATTATCAATATAAGCACGAACCATTGTTTTATGGTTGGAAAGATGGAAAACATAATTGGTACGGAGATAGAAGTCAAACAACGGTTTTAAATTTTAATAAACCTCTAAAAAATGATTTACATCCAACAATGAAACCAGTTGAGATTTTAGCATATTTATTGAAAAATAGTACCAACAAAACTAATAATAAAGTTCTTGATTTATTTGGTGGTAGCGGTAGCACTCTTATTGCTTGCGAACAATTAAACCGTAAATGTTACACAATGGAACTTGACGAAAAATACTGCTCTGTGATAATTCAACGGTGGGAAAATTTAACTGGCAAAAAAGCGGAGTTAATCAATGGCTGATTTTATCCGTAACCATAAACCTGAATGGGCTACAAATGAAATAGATATAATTTATAAAGGTGTTTATTCAAACAAACCTTTATTTAAGGTATTGTATGATTTAAGGGATAAATTACCTAACCGTAGTTTATCCGCTATAAAAAACAAGTTAAAAAAGGTAAAGTATGGCTAAACAGAAAAAGAATACTCAACGGCAACCCAACGGACAATTCGCAAAAGGGAACACAGAGGGTAATAGATTTACTGATACAAACCAACCAGACCCAAAAAGAATAAGTGAGGGCAGACAAGCCGAAATAGCAGAAAAAAAAGAGATTGAAAAATCAGCAGAAATATTGAAACGCATATTGTCTGAACAAATAGAAAACAAAAAGACAGGTGAAGTGCTTACTAAAAAAGAAGCAATGTTATTAGGTGTATTAACCAAAGCAATTAAGGAACACGATTTAAAAGCCGTTGAACTTGTTTTGAAACTAATCGGGGAATTAGACAACAAAATTACGCTTGATAGCAACGGACTTAATATATTTGTTGCGGATGATAAACATAAACAAATGTTAGAGGATTTATAATGCTTAAATGCTCAAATGTATTTGACAGAAATTACAAGGCGTTTAAAGGCGATTTAAGGTACATTATCAATCAAGGGGGTACATCAAGTACTAAAACATTTTCAATCCTGCAATTATTAGTTGCTATATGCCTTAAATACAATAAACAAATTGATATTGTCGGCTTGTCTGTTCCACATTTAAAAACAGGTGTATTAAATGATATGCCTTTTGTATGTGAGCAGTTTGGGATAAACTTTTCAGAGCATTACAAAGAGGGTGATAAGGTATTTACTTGCGGTAAGGGTAAAATAAACTTCCTTGCTTTTGATAAGTTAGGCAAGGCACACGGTGGCAGACGTGATATTTTATACATAAACGAAGCAAATCATTTGAATTATAACATTGTTGAACAGTTAATGGTTCGTACTCGTGATTGCATCTTTATTGACTACAACCCTACAAATGAATTTTGGGTGCATACAAAGTTATTAGTTGAAGAACCTGAAAAATGTGAGTTAATACGGTCAACTTACAAAGACAATCCTTTTTTAGAGCAAACAATTATTGATATGATTGAGAGCAAAAAAGGGAATAATAACTTTTGGCGTGTTTACGGTTTAGGCGAGTTAGGAGTTGCAGAGGGGTTAGTATATGATAATTTTGAAGTATTAGACTTTGACAAAGACAGATTTGCAAAATATTACAACGGTATTGACTGGGGATTTAGTAATGACCCATTCGCTTTTGTTCGTGTAGCGGTTGAACAAGACTGTTTATATATTTGTGATGAAATATATCAAAGAAAGTTATTAAATAAAGATAGTGCACCGTTAGTTAAGGAAATTATAGGCAGCGAGTATGTATATTGTGATAGTGCAGAACCAAAGTCAATAGCAGAATATCAGAATTTAGGTGTAAATGCTTTGGCTTGCCAAAAAGGTGCTGGAAGTATTGAAAGCGGAGTTAAGCACATACAAAGTTATAAAAAGGTTTATATACATCCAAGTTGTCCGAATGTATTAACAGAGTTTAGGAGTTATGAATGGAAACAGGACAAGAACGGTGAATATATGCCCGTGCCGGTTGATGCTTTCAACCACGCATTAGATGCTACCAGATACGCATTAAATGATGTAATCGGTCAAAATACTATTTCAGCAATTAAAGGCTTGCGTTTATAAGCCCGATTTTGTTTATTTTATACTAAACACAGGGAGAAACTGTAAAAATGATATATCAAGTACAAGCAGATAGCACAGAAATAAACACTACAAATGTATCAAATTGGGTTACAACTTTTAAAAATGACATATTGCCGAACAGAATTAAGTTAGGTCAATATTATGACGGGGAAAATGAAATTGTTAAGCAGGGGGCAGTAAAAGGACGCCCTAATTATTCAATCAATGTCAATATGGCAAAATACATTATTGATGTTTCAACGGCTTACACATTTGGTGTACCTGTTCAATACACGACAGAAAATGAGCAAGAAAAGGCAATACTTGAAAAACTACAATACATTTTGAAAAACTGTAATGATAATGAGATAGACTTTCAGCAGGGCGGAGATATGGCGACTTATGGCTTGTCATACCAACTAGTGTTAGCAAAACAAGGTTCTGAAAAGATAGAGGATAGAATTGCAATTAAGTGGTTAAGTCCGTTACAGACCTTTTATGTTATTGATAACACGATACTTGAAACGCCTGTTTGTGCGGTTTATATGTACGATTACACAGAGAAAAACCAAAAGAAAACAAGGGTTTATGTTTATGACAATGAAAACTTGTATATTTTCAATGGTTCAGGCGGTGCAATAAGCAATGTAGAAAGCATTGAGCCTCATAATATGGGCGCTATTCCAATTATACAATGTTTGAATAATGATGATGCGTTTAGTGATATTCAATGTATTACAGATTTGTTGGATAGTTTAAGTTTGGCAATATCTAACACAACAGACGATTTACAGTCTATTGCAAACGCTATATTATGTGCAAGCGGTGGAACGTTATCAAAAGAGAATATTGAAGCAATAAACGAATTAAAGACTGCAAACTTGCCTGTCGGTGCAAAGATGGAATGGATTATTAAAAACATCAATCCCGAGGCAACAAAGCAACAAATAGACAGGTTATTAACATTTATATTCCAGATTGCACAAGTGCCTGACTTAACAGATGATGCTTTTGGCGGTAACCAAAGCGGTGTAGCAATGCAATATAAACTTTGGGGGATGAACCAATTATGGATTACTAAAACGACCAAGTATGAAAAAGCATTGTATCAACGCTTAAAAATATTATTGCACTTGTTACAATACCAATTTGAAAGCAATGTATCATTACTTGATAATATTGTTATTACATTTAGTAAGAACTTGCCCACAGATAATTCAAGTATGCTTCAAATGGTTCAAGCATTAAAGGATGTAGTATCAACAAAAACATTATTAAAACAAATACCTTTTGTTGAGGATGTAGAAAAAGAGATAGAAGAATTAGACGACCAAGCGAAAAAGAACGCTGATTTATACGGATTTAATAACAATGCAGTAATTGAAGAAAATGAGGGGTGAATAATGTTTAACGACAGCGACAACGGGCAGACGCAAAACTATTATGAAAAAGAAATAGCAAAATATTGTCCTGAATATTTATTGCTTATGACGAAGTATTCAAAGTTAAAATTAGCATTAATGGAAATAAGTGTTGTATGGGATGAATGTAAAAAACATTGTAATTGTATGAATAATTGTAATAAATATTGTTCTTTTTATGGTGAGTGCAACGGTGAGTTTTCTAAAATATCAAATCTTATATGGGAAAAGAGAAAGGATATAGAACAATGAGTAAATGGTTTTGGATTTTACCTAAAATGATTTGGTTTGATGTTTTTACATATATTGCAGGGTTTTTTGATGAAAAAGTCCGCAATAGTTACATTGACAGTGTAAAAATAAGAACTTCAACTTTTGAAGAATTACAAAATGACAGAAAATAAAACACAAGAATATTGGAATAAACGAGCAAGGCAGGACAAAATTAAGGTTATTAAAACCGCTGAATACGGCGTTGATAACCTTAAAAAACTGCTAAAAAAGAACCTTGATAGCGTTGAAAAACAAATAAAAGAGTTTTACAAAAAATACGGTGATGAGGGCAAGTATGCCGAGAGTTTATCTTATGCAGAATTTCAAAAATACAAAGCAAAATTACGCTTGAAAGCAAAGCAGAACCCACAAGATAAGACTTTACAACGGTTAGCAAAGCAATATATACCAAAATACAGAATAGACCGTTTAAGAGCATTACAAATTGATTTACAGATACAATTAACCGAAGCAACAAGAGGGCAAGAAGCAGGGATTTATAAAACTCTTAAAGATGTGGCGAAAGTATCACAGGCAACAACGGCATTAAGGTTTAAAAAGACTTTAGATGTGGCATTTGATAAGATAGCAAGCAGAAAGTTAGAAAAAATATTGTCTAGCGATTGGGTTGGTAATATGAATTGGAGTGAAAGACTTTGGAAAGATAGGGAACTTGTAGGCAAAAAGGTTACTGAAATACTTGAAACAGGATTGCCACAAGGTAAATCTATGCAAGAAATGGCAAGAGATTTAAAAGAGGCTACAAATAGCAGTTTTAATGATGCGTTTAGGCTTATAAGAACGGAATCGGCACACGTAGATGGTGAGGTATTGCTTGAAAGTTTTAAGCAAGCAAAGGCAGAATTAGGCTATACAAAATACATTTTTGATGCAACGATTGACAGTAGGACATCGGATGATTGCGAAAGATTAGACGGCAAAGTTATTCCAATAGATGAAGCCGTAATTGGCGAGAACTTTCCCCCCGTTCATCCGAACTGCTTTGACCGTTTAACTCAAGTAATGACGAATAACGGTTTTAAATATTTTATAGATTTGTGTGTAGGTGATAAAGTATTGACACTTAATCCTGAAACATTAGAAACTGAATATCAAGAACCTATTGCATTTTATAGATATAAATATAATGGCTTTATGTTATTATTTGAAGATGAAAATACAAATATAAAAGTAACTCCTGAACATAATATGCTTGAAAGCGGAAAACTTAAGAGAGCATTATTATGTGAGAAATTATATCACAATACAGGAAAACTTGAATTTATAAATGATTTTAACAAAAAATATGAGTTTCAAGGGTTAATAAAAAGAATACCATATAATGATGATGTTTTTTGTGTAGAAGTTGAAAAA